CCTAAGTGTCAAACGGCTATCATTAACCCAGGAGGTGCCTAGTGGCGCAATATAACCCATCAGTAAATCAAGGTATCGACTGGATCTTTACTACGACTACGACAGATAGCTCAGGCAACCCTGTTGATCTCACTGGCTACTCAGTACAGCTACAGATCCGCAACCAGGTCGATAACTCTATGGTGCTAGGTATCTCGACAGGCTCAGGAATTACCCTGACTACGCCTACAGCTGGATTAGTAACGTATCGCGTTACTGGTACCCAGACTGCAGCTATCCCTATCGGTACTTACGCTTATGGCATTAAAGCTACCTCTGGTGGCGGGATTAACTACGACTGGTCTGACGGATTTCTCACGATCGCTCAATCGAGGGTCTCGTGACCACAGAAAACGTAACGATCGTCCAGCAGGTTACAAACCTCACGCTATCTCAAGCTCAACCTAACGTAACGATCGCTACGGTCGGGCTTCAAGGGCCTTCTGGATCGACAACGATTTTCTACACCCATAGTCAGGGTACTTCTTCAGCTACCTGGACTATTAACCATAACCTCAACGGACACCCGACAGCTGTTGTATTCGACAGCGCTGGTACTCAGGTCGAGGGTACTTTTAGCTACCCCTCAGTGAATCAAATGTTGATAAACTTTAGCTCAGCCTTTAGTGGTACTGCCTACGTCATCTAGGAGATGAAATGTCACGCAAGTTTCTAGTAAATATCGACCTCAGCCAGAATCAGCTCCTTAACGCGCAGATCCAGAATCTTGCAACGGCGCCATCATCACCAGTAACAGGTCAGATCTACTACAACACCACTTCTAACACTCTCCTTTACTACAACGGTAACGGCTGGATCCCTACAGGTGGATTTACAGTAGGCACTCTTGGAGCTCGTCCTTCTGCAAGCTCAGCTAACTCAGGTACTTTCTACTACGCCACAGATAACTACTTGATCTATTACTCAAACGGATCAAGCTGGCAGCAAGCTGAAGCGTTCGGCTCTGGACAATCGACAACCGTTTCAATCGCGGGATCAGCTGCAGACGGTACTTCGACTAACTACGCTCGTGCAGACCACGCACACGCAGGCCCTGGCTTTGGATCAGTCACAGCTCAGACAACAAACGGCGCTAGCTCATCAAACGGTACAGCTACCACCGTTGCTCACTCTGACCACACACACGGCACACCAGCGCTCACTTCTGTAACGCCTTCTAATATCACAGCTACTACAGCTGCAGTCGGTACTGGCGCTCTTGCAGCTCACGAAGACCACGTTCACGGATTTACTCCAGGTAATTTCACACTCGATACCTTTGGTGCTCCAGCAGCTAACGTCGCTTTCAACTCTAAGAAGATCACAGGCCTCGCTGACCCTACCTCAGCTCAGGACGCAGCTACTAAGAATTACGTCGATAGCACAGCTCAGGGTCTCAATGTTAAGGGATCAGTCCTTGCAGCTACAACAGTCTCGATCACACTCGTAGGCGCACAGACAATCGACGGTGTATCAGTCGTAGCTGGAAATCGCGTACTCGTCAAGAATCAGAGCACCTCTAGCCAAAATGGTATTTACGTCGTTCAGACTACTGCGTGGACACGCGCTACTGACCAGACAACTCCTGCAGTCGGTGACTTCACCTTCGTAGAGTCTGGCTCAACTCAGGCAGCTCAAGGCTATATCGTTACCAGCGTCACAGGTGGCGTCACCTGGACACAGTTCTCAGCTGCAGGCGAATACACAGCTGGCAACGGTATTACGATCACAGGTCAGTCGATCGCTTTCAACCCTACTTCTACTGGTGGACTTCAGGCAGCTTCTGGTGGAGCTTCGATCCTTCTCGCTACTAACTCAGGTCTCGGTACTAGCTCTTCTGGCTTAGCTGTCGGAGCTGGTACAGGTATCGTCGTAAGCACTGGCACTGTAGCGATCGACACCACTGTCGTAGCTCGTAAGTTCTCACAGACTCTTTCAACTTCAGCTACCAGCTACACCATTACCCATAACCTCGGTACTCTCGACGTTATCGTCCAGGTGTACACAGTTGCAGATGGTTCAGAAGTTGTCGTCGATAATCTTCGCGCTACCACAAACACTGTAACCCTGAACTTCTCAGTGGCTCCTAGTGCTAATGCTTATCGCGTAGTAATTCTCGGATAGCGGTACTATTACCCTTAGCCTGTAATTCAAGGGGCGCTATTAAGGAGAGACAATGGGTCTAATCGACCGTCTAGCAAAAGCAGTAGCAGATCAAATGAAGTCGCCTATGCTTCCAGCTGGCGCAGTCTCTATGACTGAACAGCAAATGCAGCAGGCAGCTCGAGATAACAGCTATACGACTAAGCCTCTCCCTCGTAACCCTAATTTCGGTAACGTACCTTTCGCACCAGGTCTACCGATCACTCCTGGCGCTATCAACCCTGTCGGCCCTAACGGACAAGCTGATCCACGTCGCTACGAATACCAGGTAGCTCAAAATATCAACGTCGCTACAGAGCAGAAGCTCGTACCGTTTAAGACCCTGCGTGGCGCAGCTGAACAGATCGACATTATCCGTCGCTGTATTGAAGTCCTCAAGTCAAAGATCACTGGCCTCGACTGGGATATTGTCATAGCTGAGGACGCTTCAGAAAAGATTATTGCTGAAATCGGTGGCGATCACGTTCGCGCTATGGCTCAAGCTCGTGATAAGTTCTCAGATGAGATCTATCGCGCTCGTACTTTCTGGGAAAACCCAGACCCTGCAAATGGCTTCACTTTTACTGACTGGTTAATGATCTCGCTTGAAGAGATCCTCGTACTCGACGCCTGGGCTATCTGGCCTCAAAAGACTGTCGGTGGAGATCTATTCGGACTCCAGGTATTAGACGGCTCAACAATCAAGCCACTGATCGACGATCGCGGTATGCGTCCAATGCCACCAGGAGCTGCTTACCAGCAAATCCTTTACGGCTTCCCACGCTCTGAGTTCTCAGCTGCTAATGAAGTACCAGACGCAGATGGTGAGTTCACCTCTGAAGAGCTGACCTACCTCGTGCGTAATCGTAGAGCTATGAGCGTCTACGGCAACTCTCCAGTCGAGCGCTGCCTACCTGTAGCTGATCTTTACCTACGTCGCCAGCAGTGGCTACGAGCTGAGTGGACTAACGGCGTATTGCCAGAGCTTATGTTTAAGGTCGATCCTGACTTTGGTAATGACCCAATCCTTCTCCGTCAGCTTGAGGACTCAATCAACGACGACCTCTCAGGTCAGACTGAACAGCGCAAGAGAGCTCGTGTTCTCCCAGCTGGCTTTGATCCAGTGCAGTTCGACGGATACGGCGAAAAGTTCAAGGAAATCCTGGACACTTATCTCGTTACTTCTATCTGCGGTCACTTTGGCGTTATGCCGACTGAAATCGGCTTCTCTGGTCACGGCGGTCTAGGCAACTCTGGACACCAAAAGGGCGAGCAGGACAGCGCTCAACAAATCGGCGTCGGCCCACTTGTCTACTGGCTAGGCAAAATGCTAACCAATATGAGCTACAGCTATCTTGGTATGCCTCGTGAGCTTGAGTTTAAGTTTATGATCGCTGAAGGACGCGACAACGAGCAAGAAGCTAAGCGAGCTGACCTCGAGCTTCGTGGAGCTACTAAGACCATCAACGAGCGACGCTCAGAGCTTGGACTTCCTCTTTTGGATACACCAGCTGCAGATCAGCCAATGCTGGTCGCTGGTCAATCTGTATTCCTCTTCTCACCAGACGGCATAATCAACGTCGGTACAGCCACAGGACAGCCTCCTAGCGTCGATAACCTAGAAACTAATCCAATCGCTCCAGTAGAAGATAAACCAGCTCCTGTAGCCCCTGTAGCCCCAATTCCAGGGGAAGAGCCTAAGCCTGGTGAAGAGAAGCCTGCAGCTGAGGAAAAGCCTGAGCCTAAAGTTGAGCCAGCTCCTGTCAAGTCTGCAGATATTGACAAAGCTGGCGTACCTTCTAAAGCTGAGGTTAAGGCTGGACTATCACGTCTCAAGATTTTGCCTAACGCAGCTGGCGATCACCCTACTTCTGACAACCCAGAAGAGCTCGCTGACTCAGTAGCTAGTCCCTGGCCTGTAGTCCAGACTCAAAACGGCGACTATCCAGTCTCACCTGACGTATGGGAAAAGGCTGAGCTAACCCTGGTGAACGTAAAGGATCTTTACGGCACAGACACCCAGCTTGATCGCTCTAACGTAGCTGACCATATTGAAGCTATGGGCCAGGCGCTCACTCCTTACCGTAACTACGCGCTGGTCTATGACGACGGCGAAAAGCAGATTATCGTAGACGGACACCACAGACTCTTTGCTATGTGGCTACTCGGTATGGATCAAGTGCCAGTCTGGTTAGGTAATGCTGATATGGGTAAAGCTGCAGCTGAAGAAGCTCGTGCGTTTATCAAGTGGGCAGAAAAGCCTTACCGTCGTACGCGTGATTTCCAATTCAAGGCGCTAGACCCAATCGTCGGAGAAGCGCTTAACCGTTGCTACTTTGATAACGATATGGACACAGCTAAGTCTCTGGTCAAGGCCTATCTCTTATGAGCATAGGCGCACAGAAAGCTAGTGCGCGTGTAGCAACAAAAAACGCGGTAAAGATACGCGCTGCTCTTCAGGCAAGCGTGGACGGACGACGTATCTATCAGCAGTATATGGATACGCACCCACCTGTAACCAAAGACAAGACTGAGGCTCGTATGCGAGCTAGAGCCTGGGCTATGCACGGGGCGCTTCTTGATATGACGGCGTTTAAGAAGGTACTAGCTAAACACTATGCCGATATGTATGTCCTGGGCCAGAGCGAAGCAGCTGAAAATATGGCTGATCGCGCTCAGAAAGGCCCTGTAGCTACTGCTTCAGCAAAACCTAAAACCAATGCCCAGGGTCAAGTCGTATTCGATCCTAACTTCTCAATTAACTGGGATAACTGGGTACCAGGTAACCCTGCAGCTGCAGCTCTACTCTCAAAGCCAGGTGGACTTAAAGAGCTTTTAGGCAATATAGATATTCAAGCTCGAGGCATAGCTGATTACAGCCACGATCTTCTCGGTACAGCTCTAGCTGACGGCATAGCTGCTGGTAAGACTCCAGGACAGATCGCTAATGATATTCAAGACAGCCTCTCAGCCCCTGAGCGAGCTCTTACTATCGCCATCACAGAAGGTCAGCGAGCAAAGATCGAAGCTAACGTTGATAGCTATGCAGCAAATGGCGTAGAGCAGATCGAATGGACTACTAACGATCCTTGCCCTGAGTGTGAAGGAAATGACGGCAAGATCGTCAATCTAGGAGACGATTTCCCTAGCGGTGATACACAGCCACCAGTTCACCCTAACTGTCAGTGCGACGTGATACCTGTAATGCCAGATCTCAGCGGTACTCCTCAATATGCCGATTTAACAGATGAGGAAATTGCAGCTCGCCTAGCTGACGAATAGTCCTAAGCAGGGGGCGTGTGAAACCGTTACAATTTCTGTACACACGCAGATAGGACTCTTATGGCTCTCATTCACAATAATGTCACAGTAGGCACTACTCCTACAATCCTCGCTCAAATCCCTAATGGTGTCGGCAAGGTTGAAGTCACTATTTACAATAACGACACCTACCCTATTTTCGTGGGCGACTCTTCCATTACGGTCACAGCTGGATCAAATCAGGGGCTGACTATTCCAAAGAGCTTGCCCTACACCATCACCTTAAACGGCAACGATATTCTCTACGGCGTTTCAATTTCTGGTACAGCGACTGGTGCTGTCGTCGTTATGTATTCGGCATAAAAACTAAATATGAGTGAAAGTTTCGTCCCACCTGCAGGCGTAGCGTCAGCTGCGAAACGGGCTCTCGGTTGGATTTCTGAGGGTCACGCAGGCGGGGGTTTCACAGATACAGGTCGCGCTCGAGCTTCACAGCTTGCAGCTCGTGACGGTGTATCTGCTGAGACTATCAACAGAATGGTGAGCTTCTTTGCTCGTCACGAAGTTGATAAGAAAGCAGAAGGATTTAATCAGGGCGAGAAGGGGTTTCCTTCTCCAGGTCGCGTCGCGTGGGACGCCTGGGGTGGAGACGCTGGAAAATCCTGGGCTGAAAGTATCGCAGCTAGACTCAACAAGGAGAAAGCACCAATGGCAAATGATTTCGCTACCTCGTATGCAGAGATCTTTAAGTACGACAAAAACGACGACGGCACACTCACCGTCTACGGGAAAGCTACTTCAGACGATCTGGACATTGACCAGCAGATCTGCGATAACGACTGGCTCAAGCGAGCTATGCCGGAATGGTTTAAGTCTGGTGGAAATATCCGCGAACAGCACAGCTCTATTGCAGCTGGCGTCGCTACTGAATACGAAGAAAAGGGCGACGGATTTTACGTCACAGCCAAAGTTGTAGACAAAAACTCTATCCTCAAAGTTGAGCATAAAGTCCTCAAGGGCTTCTCAATCGGAATTAAAGGCCCACGCGTAGTACGCGATAACAAGGCTGCTAACGGTCGCATTATTGACGGTCAGATCGTTGAGCTCTCACTCGTCGATCGTCCAGCTAACCCTACCTGCCAGCTCGTATTGGCTAAGTCAGTCGGTAACGACAGCACACTTACCCAGGTAGAAGAGCTAATTGAGAAGTATTCTGATAGCCAGGAGCGCGACGCTCACGGTCGTTTTGGCTCTGGTGGTGGAGGAGAAAGCTCTCGAGTAGGTCAAATTGCAGCAGCTCGTGACCACGCTCAGGCCAAAGCTGAAGAATATAAAAACTCTAATAAAGAAGTCGCTAAAAATATGCGAGCAGCAGCTAGAGCTCTTGATAAAGCACACGAAGCGGAATCAAACGGACGAAGCGGAAGCACCCATATCCAGGAAGCTCATCAACAGGCTTTGTATGCTCAATCAAGTTCTCCACGAGACGAAAACGGCAAATTAGATACCAGCCTTACAGAAAAGACTGGGCCTCTGGCAATCGCAGACTCAGGTACTTACGGAGCAAAAACAATAACCCCTACAAAGGAGACCCCAGTGGCTAAATCAGTCCTAGCAGAAACAATCCTAGAGCTGGTTAAGTCAGCTAATGGAGAGACAGTCAAGTTCGACCAGGCTTCATACGACACAGCTCGTCGCGCACTAGCTCAGCTCATCATCACAGAAGCTGGCGAAATGGCAGACGGTTCAGACGAGCGTGACGATATTGAAGAGCTAATCGAAGCAATTAAGCACCTATTTCGCTGGAAAGACGGCGAAGATGAAGAAGGCGAGACAAATATGTCAGGTTCAACTATTGAAATGGCAGCTGCTAAGGCAGCGGACGGCTCAGCCGACTGCACCTGCGACGGTTGCAAAGCGTGTAAGGCTGCTGGCGGTTGCAAATCAACACCGTGCGCTAAGTGCGCTATGGATAAGGGCGCTATGAAGGACTCAGCTGACTGTGACTGCGACGGCTGCGCTGCCTGCGCTAAAGACGGTGGCTGCGATAAGTCTCCGTGTATGAAATGTATGATGGCTAAGTCAGCCTCTATCGGCAAGTGCCTAGAGTGTGGCTGCGGTATGCCTGGTCAGGATCACGGTAAGACAACCGTTCAGATCCCTGGCAATAATGCAGGTATCGCTACAACAGCTAACGTATCAACAGCGACCATTATGACCCCAGAGCAAAACGCTGGGTCAATCAAGTCTGCAGAAGGCGAAGAGCCTGCAGAAGTAGCAGCTGAAGAAGCTGCACCAACTGAAGTTCTCAACGACGAAGTAGTAACCGAGATCGTTGAGAAAGCTGTAAAGACGGCGACTGAATCAGTCCGAGCAGAGATCGAGTCTCTAAAGTCTGCAACTAAGGCAGCTGAAGAGAAGGCGGTAGCTCTTGAGTCAGAGCTCGTAGCAGCAAAGTCGGCAGCAGCAGCTGGTGGGCCAAAGCGCACTGGACGTATTGCTGTCACACAAACAAACGAGCTAATGCTAAAGGCAGCGGAATATCGCGCTAAGGCAGCAGCAACATCTGACCCAATTCTGGTCAAGGGCTATAAGGCACTAGAGAAAGAGTTTCTCTCTAAGGCTGGCAAGTCTGACGACCAGGACTAATCAAACCGACCCTCTAAACAAAGGAATCCAAATTGGCTCTAACTCCTCCAAAGGCTACTGACCTCTTCTCAGACGTCAGCTCGCCAAAGAAGGCAGCAGCTCGTATGGACGAATACCAGGGTGAGCTCGCAAAGGCTCTCTCAGCTGGTACAAACGTTCCAGGACAAGCTCCTTCAGCAGATCCAGTCGCAGCTCTCGAAGCTATGGCTGCAACAAAGTCACTCACACCTGACGCTCTTGCTGGCCTTAATAACGCCATCTCAGCTCAGCGCCTTGCTATGCAGGATATTCAGAAGGATATCTCGCTTACTAGCCCACTCAGCACTTCTTTCGCTGCGTTCGACTTGGAAGCACCTGCAAAGCTCTTGACACCACGTCCTACACCTCTCCGTAACCGTATCCCTCGTAAGAAGGGCGTCGGTACTTCACACCGTATCAAGCGCATTACTGGTTACACAGGTACTGGTACTGGTGGACAAGGACAGATCTGGCCTGGCGTATCTGAAACTACAACTACTGCTTTCGGTTCAATCAACTTTGAGCGTGGCCCAAAGATCAGCTACACAGCGGACGATATTGTCCTTCCTTACAACTCCTACAGCCTCTCAGATAGCGTTTCATTCGACGCTAACTTCTCAGGCCTCGGATACCAGGATCTCCGTCAGCTATCTTCAACTTCTACCCTCTATGCAACAATGCTTATGGAAGAAAGAATGATGCTTATGGCTCGCGGTACTTCAACTGGCTACTCAGGCGCTCTTTCAGCTCCTACAGCTACAGCTGCTGGTGCAACAGCTTCAGGTTCAGTTACAGCTATCGCTGCTAACACCTACTACGTCTACGTCACAGCAGACGCTGGTGTATCTTCAACTGGTTTTGGTGAGTCGATCGTTTCTTCTGTCGCTACTGCTACAACCACTTCAGGTCAGGCTCTTGTCGTCACAGTTACACCTGTAACTGGCGCACTTGCTTACAACGTATATGTCGGTACAACTACTGGTGCAGCTAACGCTTACTACCAGGGTCGTACAACAGGTACAACCTTTACAGTCGGTGGCGCAGCTACTTCCTCAACAGGAAACCAGGGGCCTCTCAAGACCACTGGCGCAGTTGCCTCACGCGCTGCAGCTGATACTTCTGCTTATGCAACAGGATATGACGGAATCCTTCCTACTCTCCTCGGATCATCAAGCGGATTTATCAACAATATCGCTAGCACCTTCTCGAACACCAACCCAGGCACAGAGTTCCAGACAGTATTCGCTGGTCTCTACAACTCTGTAAAGGCTGATCCAGACGCTATCCTCATCAACGGTTCAGACCGTAAGCAGCTCTCTGACTCAATCAAGGGTGCAGCTAACGCTAACTACCGTCTCAATATCACTCAGGACGAGACAACAGGAGCAATCCTCGGTTCTGTCGTCGGTGGTATCGTCAATGAAGTCACAGGAAAGTCTGTCGATCTCATTGTCCATCCGTGGCTTCCACAGGGTGTAGCTCCAGTTATCTCTTGGACTCTCCCAATTCCTGACACAGAGGTTTCAGACGTATGGTCTAACTACCTCGTCCAGGACTATATGGGTATCCAGTGGCCTGTAACTCAGTTCGCTTATGAGTTCAGCACCTACTTCCGCGGTACCTTCTTCTGTCAGGCTCCTGCTTGGAACGGTATCGTTTCAGGTATTACAGCTGCATAGTCGAAAACTGAATAAGATAAGGGGAGGGAGCTTCGGCTCTCTCCCTTTATTACTTTGGAGGCAAAATGGCACGGTTAGTACCACGCGACGGTTTCGTTAAAGAGACAAACATCAAGAGTCAGTCAGGCGTTCGACGCTATAAAGCTGACAAAGGTGGAATGTATGAAGTCTCAAACCCTAAAGATATTGCAGCTCTCAAGAGCCAGGGTTTCGTAGAAGAGAATCTATCTAGGCACACTCCAGGCGACGCTCAACGCGGGTACACTTGTACCCAATGCGGTTTCGGCAGCTGGTTTAGAAAGTGCTCGCGCTGTGGGCATACCTACGAGTCCACACCACGCACGGACGGAGATATAGAGTATGGCAACGACGGTAATAACTAATAACACACCGTATTACCAGGACGACGAATATCTAACCCTTGCTGAATATAAAAACGCTCCTACAGCGATCGACTATAACAATCTCGTAGTCGGTGGCACCCAGGCTCAGCAGGACGCTGAGCTTCTATCCGTTATCGGGCGCGCAAGCTCCTGGATTAACACCCATCTTAACCAGTCACTGATCGCTCGCTC